CATGTATAGACAACCAATTGTTATCGGCTCACGCAACGCGACCTGAGGAACTGGTATCAATGCCCGATAAAATCGAGGCGAAAAAAAACCCGCCGAAGCGGGTTACATGGCATCCCAGATCATAGCTGGGGTGATGCAGGAGCTGTACTCGGTCCAGTGCTCTTCGTCCCACGACTGGCAACCGGTTATTGCGTTGATCATGATGAAACCTAGTAAGAAGCCTAGTAAGAAGCCTAGTAATGCTGTGCTGATATGTTTCATTGTGGTTCCTTAATAGCGGGGCGGCAATTGCCGCCCCTTATTAGTTATAGTAGTTTGATCGCGGCCAGTACTTGCTGGCGCATCTTAATGACGTCAAACTTTGGTTCTTCTAAACTGGCGCACACTTTCAAGATATCGTTCAATGAATCCCGGATGCGCTGGTCTGGTGTCCGTGTTCGACTGGTGCTGCCTTCAATTTCCTTCTTAGTGCGCTTCTCTAATGCGCTTTTGAAGTCATTGCGTTTGGCGCCAATTTGTTGCTGAGCGTATCGCTTGCTTGCCTTCTGGCTATCGGACAAGCTCTTAGTGTTCTTTATCAGTAGCGCTTGTGTAGGAGCGGGAAACCCCTTTATGATCGCGGCATTGATACTATCGAACAACTCCTCACTCGCCGTGCTCTTAGTGTCCTTCGTCTTGGGTGATATAAAGTCAGTCGACTTAAACCCCTCTGCGATTAAGGTGTCGATCGCCGATACCATTGACTTGTCTGCCTTAGAAGATGCTGATACGGCGGCAGTGATACGGGTTGCGGTTGCAGTGTTTAGCTTATTCATAATGTTCTCTCTTAGTTAGTTGGGTAACATATCCAGCCCCTCGCTAGATATGCAACCACTATAGCGAACACCTGATAACTTATCAATAGATAAACTAACCGGCTGATAAGTTTAGCCATTCCTCGCTATGTTAGTGGCGCACTAACAAAAGCTAACCGGCCAGCGACGCGGGGAAAAGCGGCCAAAGACAACCCCACATACCCCCCACCAACCACTTTGTGGCGTAGGAATCCTGCGGCTCCTATGAATTACTAATACGTGGGAACAATGGCCACTTTTTTGAGTTTGGTACCCCCACCCCCTCAATATGGCGATACCCCCCGGGTCAAAATATTAATGGACTTGCAAAAAATTATTTTTCGTGTATAACCGTACCCATCGGTTAATAGCCTGCGGAAGTAAAAATGACCTTAATGCTCGACCCTGAAATCGGTGTCCCCTTTTCGGACAAGGTTCCGTATATTGACCTGCGTGCTCGGGCAGAAGCGGCATGTAACTCCGCTATGCTCCTCTCAGAACACGGTTTAGACGTGGAACCCACTAAAGAAGATCAGGATACGGCGGCAAAATTGGCTTTGGCATACGCAGAAGATCCCGAAAAGACGTCTAAAAAAGTTAATAACAAACGAGCGGCCACACTAACCCCGGCTTCCCTCATAATAACGGGTAATATCCTCAAGGAATTCGGCCACTCGGTGGTAGAGAGTTCGGTGCAGATACGACACCTCGTTACGAACAAGCTAATTGACGAAACGATGAACCCTGACCCTCGGGTGCGTATCCGTGCACTGGAGCTTCTCGGTAAAATATCCGATGTGGGGCTGTTTGCAGAGAAGACAGAGGTCACGATCACGCACCAGACGACCGATGACATCAAAGAACGCCTCCGTAACAAGCTGATGAAGCTAGTCAACCCCGAAGAAGTAGAAGAAGCTACGTTTATAGACGTTGATGCTATGTTGGGTGCCGACGACGAAGACGACGTTGACGACGCCGACGACGACGCGGTAGGGGAGGCTGAAAATTTCGATGGATGATGATGTACTAGACTTCACAGAAGCCGATATTGAACAGATGCTGGCTAATCTGGACTCGTTTTCGGACGAGGAAGTGGTCGAGATTGACCGTATGGCGGATGAGCTTACAACACGTAAGGCGAGTAAAGCTGCGTACGATGATCTGATCGAGTTTTGCCAGATGATGATGCCTGAGTTTCTTGTGGGTAAGCACCACAGAATACTTGCAGATATGCTCATGGCTATCGAGAGCGGCGACAAAGACCGAGTATGCGTTAACATCCCACCACGTCACGGCAAATCACAGTTGGTGTCTATTTTCTACCCAGCGTGGTTCCTAGGACGTAATCCCAACAAGAAAGTCATGATGGTATCTCATACTACCGATTTGGCTGTGGATTTCGGACGTAAGGTTCGTAACCTAATTGCTACAGATGCGTACAGCGCGATATTTCCTACCGTTAGACTGGCACAGGATAGTAAGTCAGCAGGAAGGTGGAATACTAACGCTGGCGGAGAATATTATGCGTGTGGTATCGGGTCAGCCCTAGCAGGTCGAGGTGCAGATCTCCTGTTGATTGACGACCCCCACTCTGAGCAGGATGTGATCAACGGAAACTTCATCGTATTTGAGAAAGCCTACGAATGGTTTACTTTTGGTGCACGAACTCGACTAATGCCGGGTGGCCGTGTAGCGATCATACAGACTCGGTGGCATATGGATGATTTGACTGGGCGTGTTGTTCGGGACATGTCCAAGAACGATAGGTCCGATCAATATGAAGTTGTTGAGTTCCCTGCTATACTAGAGGTTCTAAACCCCAAAACTAATAAGCACGTAGAAAAGCCGTTGTGGCCTGAGTTTTTTGACTTAGAGGCGTTGTTACGTACTAAAGCGTCTATGCCAGCGTTTCAGTGGAATTCGCAGTACCAACAACAGCCGACGGCAGAAGAAGCGGCACTTATTAAGCGGGATTGGTGGCAGATATGGGATCAGGAGAATCCCCCCAAGTGCGAGTACGTCATCATGTCCTTGGACTCCGCAGCCGAGACACATAACCGCGCTGACTACACGGCACTGACAACTTGGGGTGTTTTTTTCTACGAAGAGACAAATGCGTACAATATTATCTTGCTTAATAGTATAAAGAAGCGTATGGAGTTTCCAGAACTTAAAGAAATGGCTCTGGAAGAGTACTCTGAGTGGCAGCCTGACTCGTTTATTGTAGAGAAAAAGAGTTCGGGTGTAGCCTTATACCAAGAAATGCGCCGAATGGGCGTACCAGTAACTGAATATACCCCACACAGGGGGTCAGGCGATAAGTTGGCACGTTTAAACTCTGTCGCTGATATTGTATCATCTGGCATTTGCTGGGTTCCCGCTACTAGGTGGGCTGAAGAAGTAGTAGAAGAGATTGCCGGGTTCCCTTTTATGAGTCATGATGACTTAGTTGACTCAACGGTGATGGCGCTTATGCGATTTAGGCAGGGCGGGTTTATTCGACTACCTACTGACGAGCCTGAAGAACAACAATACTTCCGCCACCGGCGCGGCGGGTTTTACTGAGAGACTAAACAATGGCGATCGAAAAAGGTTTATATTCAGCCCCCATGGGTTTGACCGAAGAATTTGAGCTGGACGACAGCGCAGCTGAAGAAGGCACGGAACTTGCGATCGAGATAATCGATCCTGAGGCTGTGATTTTAGACGACGGTTCAGTTGAGATAACGATAATCCCAGACGCCGATGAGTTTGATTTGTTAGGATTCGATGCTAACTTGGCAGAGGGGCTAGATGAGGGCGAACTGCGTGAGTTATCTGGAGACCTGATAGGTCTTGTAGAAGCTGACATCGAGAGCCGCAAAGAGTGGGCCGACACCTTTGTAAAAGGTTTGGACACGTTAGGGTTAAAGTACGAAGAACGTACAGATCCTTGGGAAGGTGCCTGTGGAGTACACTCGGCAGTCTTAGCAGAAGCGGCGATCCGGTTCCAAGCAGAGACTATGAGCGAGACATTCCCCGCCGCTGGCCCAGTCCGCGTTAAGATCCTCGGTGAAGAGAATAAAGATAAGGTCGAAGCCGCTGAGCGTGTAAAAGCGGATATGAACTACGAACTTACAGAACGTATGGTTGAGTACCGTCCAGAGCACGAACGTATGCTATACAGCCTAGGTTTGGCGGGTTCAGCGTTCAAAAAGGTCTATTTTGACCCGAATTTGGGGCGTCAAGTAGCTATATACATCCCCGCAGAAGACGTCATTGTACCGTACGGCGCGTCACATATTGAGTCCGCAGAGCGTGTTTCGCACATAATGCGTAAGACTAAGAACGAACTGAAGAAGCTTCAGAGCGTTGGTTTCTACCGAGACGTAGAGTTAGGAGAGCCACAGGCATACCACACAGACATTGAAGAGAAGAAAGCTGAAGAAGGTGGCTTCTCTACAACAGATGACGATCGCTTCACAGTATACGAGATCCACGCCGACCTGATCATTGACGGTGTTGATGAAGACGAAGAAGAGATCGCAAAACCTTACATCGTAACTATTG